TACCACCATCATCTTGAAATTTAAGAAGATAAGTTCCTGCAAGGGCAGGAGCTATGACTTCTGTTGTGTTACCAGATACAGCCTCAATAACATCTTGAGCAGATTGGAATGTGGCAGATCCGCCAGTTTGGTTTGTATGTCGTATATAAACCCGACCTCCGTGAAGAACATCTATAGCAGTTGCTTGTGTAAACCTTAATCGTACAAACTGTTCATTAATAGGTTCAATAGTCAAGCCAGAGACATCTTCTGGTAATGCAGTTTTACCTTGAGCTACAAATGTTGTTTCAGTTGGATTTGCAGATATTTCTCCTAAAGCATTATATGAAAATACTTGAATTGTATAAGTTGCTTTTACAGTGTCTAGCAGTTCAAAATCACTACTAAATACAGTTTGAGAAATATAATTACCATTTTCGACTTTGTAATTAACAAGATATTGAGTAGTACCAACAACAGGTTGCCAATCAACAATTAATTTACTTCTAGCAATACTATTTATAACAACTGTCTGCTCTGTAACTGTTAAGTTGCTTGGAGGACTAGCTGGCTGATTTAAAACAGATACTGTTCTTGTTGGCAATGCAGTTCCATCTTCAATAAACGCATACTTGCCCTCTACATAAGACAAAGCTGTAATTACATAGTTAATATCATCTTGTTCTTCTACTTGAATTACTCTAAATAGCTGAGTCTGTAATGTTGTACTAGATATTAAATAGGGTGCATTTACATTTGGTGCAGAAGAAAAAGCAGAGCTTACTGTTAAGACTGCTCCTGTAATATCAGATATGGTCCTGGATTCAACTGATCCATCAGGTAAAATCACACTTATAGTTGGGTTGTCATTTAATGCTGGCAAACCTGTTTGTTCTAAAGCATCAATAGTAATAGTTGTAGTTGTTGCAGATACAACACGACCACCTCTTCTAGCTCCTGCTCTTACTGGATCATTTATTTCAATAACAGAACCAGGTCTAACAACAATTCCAGCATCTATTGAAGCTGAAAATGTAACCGTTTCACTTTCATTTTGTTCAGCGAAGAGGATTGCACGGCCCAATCTCGCAGCCTGATTACGAGATGTACAAGCAAATGCTTTTACCTGTTTTACTATTGTTCCCAGTTTTGATATTGCAGTTGCATCTTCCACTACTTCAAAGTCAACTTCTTTTGAATCCATATTGAAGTAACTGACAGAAACAACGCTATGTCTAGTTTTTAAACTGCTACCTGAGTAAGCAAAACCACCTTCGCCTACATTGGCTAAGTTAAACAGGTAACTTGCTGTTGTTGGTTTGTCTTGAGATATGGTTACAGAACCAGCAGACCATATTGGCATACATCTCATAACACCAGCTAGATCATTTATCGCTGCAAATGCTTCTTTTGGAGTTTGAATATTTACGTTACAACTAAATCTTGCCTCTTTTGCACCTGATCCTGTTCCATCATCTACCTCCTCATTCGCATATTTACTGGCAGCTACAAAACTAAATAAATCTAAATTACTATCAGTAACATGATCTCCTAGCCCATAACGAGTATTAGTAAGTAAGTCTAGTAAACACATCGCAGGGCAGTTTGTATAAACAGCAGCACCCATAACTCCATTAAATATATAACCAGTTGGGTATTCTATTCTGCCAGTTTGAACATCAACAGTTGGAGTGCCAGAACTAGATGCTCCTGCTCCTGGTATTCTTACTTTTACACCTCTAATACGATATTTTCTTGTAGGAATACGATTGAACTGTTTACTATCTAAACGAAGAGCAACATAAGCACTGTTGGCATAAGTTGAACTGTTGTCTATAACTTCTTGAAGGCTAGTAAATTGAAACGCATTCACTCTTGCTGCATCTGTGCTATCTGCTGTTACACGAACAACTCTTACATCTACAGTTGTGAAACCACTTGTTAATTCTATTCTGTGATCTCTAGCGTAGGCATCTGCTGTTCTTCCACTGACAGAAGCAGTTACTTTATCAACGAATCCACCAGAATCGTGCTGAATCTGTATTTTATATTCGACAGTATCTCCTCTAATATCTCCATCATCTTCAGCTACTTGTATCTGAGGCCAAGTTAAAGTAACAATTACTGCATCTACATCTGTATTTGTAATCTGTCTGGTAACAGGAGCAGAAGTGGTTACTTCAACTGCAACAGCAGTAGGCGATCTGCTTTCAGCAGGAATACCACTCATAGCGGTTTGGTTTGACGTTCCAAATTTAGATTTAAAAGTTACATCTTGAAAGTTAAAGTCTGTAGTAGCAGGATTACTATTTGAAGCATTTGCATCAAGTATCGGAGTATCGTCAAGAAAGACATCTTTTAAACTTGCATTTTGATATTCAGTAGTTCCTTTATTAAGCTCTGCTTTTGATGCACTGGCAAAACCTTCTATTTCTCCCTCAGAAATTAAATCTTGAACTGTAGCAAAACTTCTACTATGTAAAGTATCAGGAGCACGATAAGGAGGTGGGGGTGGTTTTGGTGGACCTCCTGCTCCTCTGATAATTTTAGTTTCGTCTGTCATGCTTCTACCTGATTAGTGTCAATCGCTGCACTTATTACAACACTTCCTGTAATTATTTC